GATGAGATTATCCCTGTAGGCAAAAAGCCTGATATAGACAACTACGAAAAAGCCCTCTATGACAGCATGTCAGGGATCGTCTTCCAGGACGACGGTCAGATAGCTCTGCATGATGTAGGCAAGTTCTACAGTCTAAACCCTCGTATAGAGGTTGAGATGGAGGTCATGAAATCCCTGAGTATCTTAAACGGAGGTGGAATTGATGTTAAAAATCAGAGTATTTGTAAAAGAACTGTTTAAAATGTTCTTGCCTGAGCATATAGTCTATGTAGATTATGCAGAGCAAACAGTGACAGTTAGAGGTTGCCAACATTCAGACTGTGATACTTGTCATGATGAGTATGGTTGGGAACAATGCGAAATTATGCGTTTTACAGATGTTTTAGATAATTCAGAACCGAGAAAAGAAATCTTTGAAGGCGACATTGTTAAAACCACTAGATTTGTTGGAAGAGCTGACGAAGTGGGCGGCTTTTATGAGTATGACAAGGGATTTATAGGAGTTGTCAAACAGCTTGAGGGAGCTTGGGTAATTGATACGGGCAGTGACGCAGTATATTTATGGACTGAAATTGAAGAAAATGAAGTTGTAGGCAACATCTATGAACATCCAGATTATTTGAAGAAAAGAGGAAATTAAGATGAATGTTGTAATTTATTTTAAGAATGGTAACACAGCATATTTTAAAGATGTTAAAGATTATAAACCAGACACTGAAAACATTTGCTTTTCTTATTTTGGGGTCTCATCCCAAGAAAGAAAAAAAGCTACTTTTTATAAAGACAGCATTGCTGGTATAGCTAGAACACAGGAGGCAGTAGATGAACAAGCGGCAACGTAAAAAGATGTATACTAGGGCCTTTTCTAAAGCTTACGACGAAAGCCTGAAATGGCAGAAAGGAAAAGAGCAGGTATCTATAACAACGGTCAAGAATAGGCAAGGAAAAGGATTTATTATCACCTCTCTTACCACACAAGTTGAAATAATGAAACATTTCAACCAGGAACGCATGGAAGAAATTACTATTGAGGGTTACATGCTAGATAATAAAAAATTGGGGCTGATATGAGAATTAAGACATCAAAAAGAACGGAACAGGGACAATTACCCTGATCTTTGACGGAAAAATTATTTAAAGGAGGTAAATTGAAACGTTTTATCGCAATCTGGATACTATTGTCTGCTGGATTGAATATTTGGCAGAGTATCCATATTAAGAAATTAGAAGAAAAGCGTCCAATTATCGTCTATAAAGCTGATAATCAAGGCGCAGAAATTAAAGGTAAAGTTGTTCACAAGGAGAAAATAGGTGAACTCTACACGATCACAATACAGAACTACGGCATTTTCGTAGTCACGCAAACAAGCTACGAATCTTTAAGGATTGGAGATGAGGTGAGATTATGAGACCTAAAAAATACCCATATTCAGGAAGAAAAAAGCAAAAAATCCCGTCGCCACTATTTTCTGCACGACCAATTTTTAACGAAGTTCCAATTGCAGAAGAAATTAAGGTTGAGTTCGGAGTTGAAGCTAATGTTGGACGTTCATATCCAGTAATGATAATACATTTAGATATTTCTGGATACGGAAATAGAGTGCATTCAGTACATCATTTCCCTGGCATCTTCCTGACTGTTGGTGAGTCAATCCAACTAAAAATGCTTTTCTATAAAAGACTTAGAAATTTTACCGCAGATCGTTTTTTGACCTTTAGAGAATCCGATTGGAATCTCTTTATCTGTGATCTGGTCAACGAATTTAAGCATTAAAAAAAGCCAAGGCACTCTCTGCCTCAGCTATAATCTCAATAATATTATTATACCACAAAGGAGATAGAGAGTGAACAAGGCTAAAGAGCTATTGAAAGAATTACAAGACCTTGACATGGACATCCAAAGCCGTATAGATGAAATCAATGAGCTTGAGGCAGGTTTGCTCTCAAGTCCTAAATGGACGGATGTCAAAGTCCAAGGCGGACAAGCTAGAAAAGTTGATGATGTCTATACTCAGCTTGTCGTGATGAAAGAGGCTATAGAACAGGATACTAAAGAGGTTATCAACAGAAAGCTTGAATTAGGTAGAATGATCAACCGGCTTAAAAATCCAAAACATAGAACTATTTTGAGAAAGACCTACATCAATAAGATGTACGTTGATGACATCTGTGACAGCATGGGGGGGATGAGTTCCCCCACTTACTATCGTTTAAAGAAACAGGCAGTAAAGGAGCTTGATGTTATTCTTTCAGAATTGATAGTAAATGATAGTAACGGTACAGGCATGAAGCCTAAAATCTGCTAAAATGGTAGTATCAAATGCTGAGGCAGATGGTACTCCTATATACATGAGGCTTTGTCCTCTTGTGATGGTGAGAAAGGTTCTGGCAGTTTTTTTCTTATGTTGCTCCCTTAAAACTGTCTCTGGTTCAATACCAGACACCATCTTAAATGACTACAAAAAATAAAAAATAAATATTCTTTCTAATTAACAAGCAAGTCTGTAGTCTACTTGCACTAAGTCACTCTTTGAGTGGCTTTTTTATTTTCACCAATTAAACAAAGCAGGGAGGAGGGCATGGCTAATAGTGAACTAGCAAGAAAAGACTATGAGGCAGGTATGAAGTACAAAGACATTGCAGCTAAGCATAATGTCTCAATCAATACTGTCAAATCTTGGCAACGTAGACACGGATGGAGTCGTGGTAAAAAGGGTGCACCCAAAAAGTCAAGAGGTGCACCTATTGGGAACAAGAATGCAGTAGGACATGGAGCTCCTAAAGGAAACTCAAACGCTGTGACTCACGGCTTAAGAAGACGGTTCCTCCCTGAGGGTATCTCTGAGCTTGTGGATGAAGTAAGGGCCATGTCTCCTATTGACATCCTTTGGGAAAATATCACGCTGACTTATGCCAATCTACTACATGCTCAGCGTATTTTGTATGTGCAGGATGTTGAGGATACTACAAGTCTTGTCACAAGCACGGCTAAAGGTGGTGTAGGTTATGAACATCATACGGCATGGGATAAGCAAGGCAAGGCGTTAGCTGCAATGGCAAGGGCTCAGTCAGAGCTAAAAAGCATGATTAAGACCTATGATGAGCTCACACGTTCCCCTCTTGTTACTGAGGAACAACGCTTGAGGATTGATAATCTCAAGGCTCAGCTAGGCTCTAATGATGAGGATGACACAGTCATTACTGGATTTACATTTGATAGGAGTGAGTATAATGGCGATACTGAACCTAGCAAAGTTGATTAACCCAGTTTTTGATGAAGTCCTCTACACGCTCAAGAGCCACATAGTGCTCAAAGGTGGCCGTGCCTCTACTAAATCCTCTGTAGTGTCCATTGACCTTGTAAATGACTTTATCAATGACCCTAACGGAAATGTGGTAGTGCTACGCAAAGTAGGTAAATACCTGAGAATGTCAGTGTATGAGCAGATAAGATGGGCCATTTATGAGATGGGGCTAGCTAATCAGTTCAAGTTTGGGAAATCTCCCTTACAAATCACTCACAAGAAAACAGGTACAGCCTTTTATTTCTACGGTGTAGACGATCCAATGAAACTCAAATCCCAAAAGATAGCTAAAGGCTATGTCATGGCTGTATGGTTTGAGGAATTAGCTGAGTTTGCAGGGCGTGAGGACATTGATATAGTTGAGGATACTTTCATCCGTCAAGAGTTGCCAAACGGCAAAGAGGTCAAGGTCTATTTCACATACAACCCTCCAAGAAATCCCTATGACTGGATAAATGAGTGGGTTGCTGAGAAAGCTAGTGACCCAACTTACATGATACATCACAGCACCTATCTTGATGACAAGTTAGGTTTTTTGTCTAAGCAGATGAAAGACAAGATAGAACGCTACAAAGAGACGGATCCTGACTACTATCGTTGGATGTATCTAGGCGAGGTAATCGGTTTAGGTAATCATGTCTATAACATGAGCTATTTTAAGCCACTAGAAAGCCTCCCAGATGATGACAAAGTGATAGGCATATCATTTGCCCTAGATACAGGACACCAGCAATCAGCGACGGCCTGTGGAGCTTATGGGCTAACTGCCAAGGGTAATGTTATCTTGCTTGATACGTTTTACTATAGTCCAGCTGGCAAGACCATCAAAAAGGCTCCTAGTGAGCTCTCTGTGATGATACATGACTTTATAGACAAGATCATGAAACAGTACAGAGTACCTAAACTCAAGATGACTATTGATAGTGCAGAGGGAGCTTTGAGAAATCAATACTTTAAGGACTATGGCGAACGCTGGCACCCAGTGGCCAAAAAGAAAAATCAGACAATGATTGACATGGTTATTAGCTTACTAGCTGAGGGGCGTTTCTACTACCTTGATACTGAGAATAACAAGGTCTTTGTAGAGGAGCATAAGATGTACCGATATGATGACAAGACACTTAATACAGATGACCCCAAAGTTATCAAGGAAGATGACCACACGGTGGACGAGTTCAAGTACTTTGTCCTAGACAACGCTAGAGAGCTAAGACTAAAAGCCTAAAGGAGCTAACAATGGGAATAGTACAGACTATCAAGAATTTTTTCACAAGGAGCAAGTATGTGATGACAACACAGAACTTAACGAATATCACTGATCACCCTAAAATAGCTGTGTCATCTGCAGAATATGACCGTATTAGGGAAAATCTTAAGCATTATGCAGGACATTATCCACAGATTGACTACATTGACAGCAATAACACGCCTCAAAAACGAGCTTTCAACCATCTGCCTATTGGACGTACAGCAGCCAAGAAGATTGCAAGCCTAGTGTTTAATGAACAGGCTGAAATCAAGCTAGATGACAAAGACGCTAATAAATTCATTCAGAAACAGCTACAAGATGACAGATTTGTCAAGAACTTTGAGCGTTACTTAGAGAGTGGTTTGGCGCTGGGGGGCTTGGCTATGAGGCCATACGTCGATAGAGACAAGGTAAGAGTCTCTTTCATTCAAGCGCCCGTTTTTTTGCCTCTGCAATCAAATACGCAGGACGTATCTAGTGCTGCTATTATAACTAAGACAATCAAGTCAGAGGGTAACAAGCAGAAGTTTTACACGCTGATTGAGTTGCATGAGTGGGGCAAAGATGATAAGTACACGGTTACTAACGAGCTCTACAAGTCTGATAATCAGAACGTGGTAGGCTCTAGGGTTCCTCTATCAGACCTCTATGAGGATCTTGAAGAAGTGGTAGACTTGAATGGTTTGAGCCGTCCTCTCTTTACTTACTTAAAGACCCCAGGGATGAACAACAAGGATATTAACTCAGCCCTTGGACTGTCT